TCCTGTGAGTCTTGGTACATTTCCCAAATGCTGATTACGGGTTTGCCTGTCTTGGTTTCTGCTACTGATGCAACTTCACCATTGACTGTGACTTTAGCCATTTGATTCTCTTTCCCTTAGTGTTCTTTTAGGTTAGTGTTATTTCTTAATTGTTTAGAGGACATCTGTGACCTGTATTGCGGTCAGATTTGACCTCTATTGCGGTCAGATTTGACCTCTATTGCGGTCAATTTTGACCTGTATTGCGACCGCCGAGAATCAGTCAAGTTGATGACCTCAGCGGATTCTGTTTTGTGTGAGAGCGACCTGTCGCATCCCTCTGGGCAATCCAGAATCACAAAATACTTGTTGGTGCGTCTCGAGCCATAACCCTGCCCTGCATCACCAATCACATCGACCTCGTGCAGCTCTTTCAACTCTGCGATGTGTCGGCGAACTGTTCGAGGTGACATGCCTAGCATCTGGCCGATGGTCTCTTGTGACATCCATGCTCCCTTATCTCCCTCGAAGTAACCGATGGTCACTAGAACGAGTTTGGCTGGTGGGCTGGCTTTGCTGTGATGAAGTGCAGCTGCAACTGCTTCAAATGACATTGTGGGCTCCGATTTGTGTTAGAGTGGTTTTGCCTCTGGTGCGTACTCCGATTCCGCATCAGGGGCTTTTACTTTATAGGGCTTCGCCGATTGACTTAATCATGTCAAGGATGTCTGGTGCAGCCTTGGCTTTTACTGCGGAGGCGTACAAGGCTCGTAGGCCGTCTTTGTCAAGGGTAAACGATAGTTCATTCGCTCGGGCTATCCAATCGCCTGTAGAGGGCTCCTGTGGCTTCTGGCGGGCATTGACTTCATCGGCACTAGCAATCTTGCCATTGGATTTTGTTTCGGCTCCAGTAGCTGCAACGATGGCTCGTCCCCAAGCCGAGGTTTCTGCAATCATCAACTCGGAATCTTTGCTAAACGGAGTCTTGCCCGGTACAGGTTCCCAAGCCGAGCCAATGCCCGGCCTCTCATCGTCAGGAGTTCGGTAGCATGCTGCAACATACAGCACGAATGTTTGAGAGCCGATGGTGTGAAACTCGACTCGAACTTGTTGCAATGAGCCTGTTGGATACTCTGCCTTGAACTCACGAATGCGAGTGGCAACATCGACATAATCTTTGGCGAAAGCCATTTGTGTTCTCCGATTCTTTTAGTGGTTACTGTTTGTCTTTTGACTTCACATTTTCGATTGCCGAATTGATGTGGCTGTCAAAGTCTTGGTCTGGCACTTCGCCCTTAGCTGCGTAAGTAAAGGACAGAGCACCGATTAGACCGAGCACTGCCATGATAGCACCAAACATGGCCGACTGGACTGCACTGAATCCAATTACTGAGCCAGCACCAAGTGCTAGAATGCCGACACCGAGAGCGAATGCTGCGATGCGGAGGATGCGTTTTAGTAGTCGGTTCATTTCTTGGCCTTTTTTGCTGGTGGTTTTGGTGCAGCTGCTTTTGGCTCTGCCTTGGGTTTTGGTGCTGGGTTAGCTGCAATGTGTTTGAGTGGGTCTACAAGTTTGTCATAAGGACAGAGATGCACATTCTTTGACTTGGCGATGCTGAGATGTAGGTGCGAGCCAGTGCTGAATTGCCCAGTGTTTCCGACTTTGCCAACCGGGTCTCCAGCGTGAACATAGTGTCCAATTGAGAGATTTGGCTTTGCCTCTAGGTGAGCGTAAAGAACAAACATTCCGTCAGCAGTCGACTGGATGATGAACCATCCGAGACCATCGCTCCAGTCATTGACCTTGATTGCGCCATTGGTAATCGCTGGGATGACTGTGCCAGCCTTTGGAGACCAGTCCTGACCTCGGTGAGGTCGGCCTTTGCGGTATGGTGCTAGGTTGCCAAACTCGTCTCCACGAGTCGATGCTGGGAATGGTTCGATGTATTGCGCCATTTAGATTGTCCTTGAGATTAGTGAAACGATTACTGCCACAGCGACAGCGGTTGAGATTGATGTAATCCAAGCCGACTGCCAGCGAGCCTTTTCCAACTCTCGAATGCGTGACTCGTGGTCAGCAATGATTTCTAGGCGTGCCTCAATGACCGCTAGGCGGTTGTCGATGTGAGCCAGTAAAGTCGGTGTGGTTGGCTTTGGCAGTTCGGCAGACATTACTCTGCGTCAGCTGCTGGGGCTTCAGCCTTTGGTGCTTTGGCTGGGGCTGGTTTTGCTTTGATAGGTGATGGCCAAGGCTGGCTGTCAACATTTCCCATTTACTGCTCCTCTTGTTCTGATGGTTGGGCATCGAGAATGGTTTGACATCCACCGCATTGTGCGGTTTCGTAACCATCAACGAAATTGTATTCAATGTCTTTGTTTGGACATTCTGTTTCTGTGCAAATGAACTTGACCATTTTTCCTAAGCTGCCTGATAAGTGATTACAAATGACAACACATGGCCGGTTGACCAAGGTAAGGGAATATTGCCGGGGCCAGAAATTGCGGTGAGAGAGCCATATTGTCCCGAAGTGTTTTGTACATAGAAATTAAGGTAAGTGCTACCAGTCATGAATGCTATTCCAGAATGAAATGTGCTTTGTTGAAATACTGCTTGACCAAATTGTCTATTGGCGTTTGCTCCAGTAATGGGCAAATTGAAACTGACATTTGTTGCAACTGAGGATGTAGTTCCAAGGGTGAAAGCACCTCGCAGAAATACTGTTTTTCCGTATTGAGCGTATGCAAAGTCAAAGACTCCATTTCCGTATGTGATACCAGTTCCAGTGGGGGTAAATGCTGTCCAGTTGCTGCCATAAGCCAGATTTTGCCAGCCTGTGCCTGTGTAGTAAGTAAAAATGTCACTCGATGTAATATATGCCACTTGACCCTCTACTGGGGAAGTAATAGCTGCATTTCTTGCTGTGGTGCTTGAGAATGTTGCAATCGACTGGTTCATCAAATAAGTGTTGACATCGCTTGCTGTCGCTAGAGTGCCAGCGGTGAATGTTTTGAATGGCATTATCGTCCTGTCCAAAGGTCAAAGGTTGTGTCCCAAGAGTCAGGCGTGATGTCATGAGTGACTCGAGAGATGAAGTACCTGTCCTCTATTGTAATCATTGCGTTGTCCACAGACACCGAAGCAACATCCAGCGGTTCACGCAACAAGTTCTCGTTGACTTGGCCTGACCGCAATACTGCTGGAGCCTGAATTGCGAGCACTCGTCTTTGTGGTAAAGCAAAGGTAAACTCTGAAGCCCAAGCGTCAGCGTCTGCATCGTTGAAATGCAGAGTCTCAACATCGAGAGCGATAGAGCCAAGCAAAGCGATTGAGTCGCTGTTTGAGACTGAGTTTGAGTAGCCGAGCGTTGTGGTGAAGTTGACTGTGTTGACCACTCGGTCTGTGTCGATGCCGATTGAGATGTCGCTGAAGTCTGACCTGTTTGCAGCTGCGCTTGGGTAGGCCTGAAATGCGACATCGACATCTCGAGTGTCTAGGTCACCAATCTCAACATTTGTGTAATACCAAGAGGCTGTTGCATCGTTGCGAGGTCGATAAACCAAAGCACCGAGGTTAGTGTCCATGAGTTGGTTGACAATCGAGCCGAACTCAACCGGGTCAATGCTGGAGATACCCTCGAGCAAGTAGCCTCGAAGTGCTGGTGCTGTTGATGTGCGAATGTCGAAACCGCCGACAAGGTTCATTGCGTCAAGGTACTCGTACGCATAGACAGATGCAGCTGTGGTCAGTCCGTCAATCGAAGTGTAGTTGAGAATGTCTCGCATGTTGGTGACACAGTTCAATGTGACTGTGTTCACCCAGTCGTAATTGTATGAGGCACTTGAGGTGTCAATCTTGCCTTGGTACAGCAACTCCCAAACAAGAGGGGCTGTGTCTGGGTTAGGTCGGACAAGCACTCGAATAGGTGTGCCTGCACGAATGGATGAGTTGACAAATGGGTCAAAGTCTGCGTCTTGAAAAACAATGGTTGCGGTCGCTGGCTCTGGGCGGATTAGGCCTTGTTCAATTTCGAGTCCGTTGCTAATCGACACCGATGACACAGAGCAAGTCAACTCTTGCCATCCGACAACCTCGGAGCCTGATGACCAGTTGTCTTCATCCCATCGGGAGACAGACCAAATCATCACATCAGGGTCATAAGCCTCAATTTCGACTCGAATGTCCGAGGCAATGTCAAACACATCGTTAGCCAAGGAGCACCTTCTTGCCTGTGCTTCTCTCATACTGCTTGATGAGGTTTACAATTTCGGTCGGTGAAATGTTTGCTTTGTTGATGTTGATAGTGTAGGCGTTTGCTCCTCCACCTGCCAAAGCGGTTTGCATGCCTGCCTTGGTCAGTTGGTTGCGGAGTGAGCCAATCTCTTGCAAGCGACCACCAGAGAGCAAGCCCTCAGCAATAGCAGCTGCTTGGATAGGTTCCATTGCGCTCAGTTGGTTTACAATGTCAGTTGAGCCTGTGGTCTTGCCTGCACGAATCTTCGCAAGTAGACCGGGCAACTTTTTGGCAGCCTCTACTGCACGAGTGAGTTGGCGAATGAAACGCTCGGTGCTGAAACGAGTGCCTGAATCATTTAGGCCAAATGCCAAGTCAACTGAGTCTCGGAAACTTTTGCCAGAGTCTTTGATGGTGTCAGCTGCTTTTTTCATTCGGTCAGCAACTTTTTTGATTGCATCGCTAATTTTGTCAAGCGGTTTAGTGTCGGTCAGTTTCAAAGCGTCAAGTTGCGCCTTTAGTTCTGCCAATGGGTCAAGGCCAGTTGGTGGCCCTTGGATTTTAGATGGGTCAATAACTTCAGGCAACTTGATGTCACCATATTCAATGTCACCGGTGAGTTGGTCAGCAAAGAGGCTGGACAAGATTAGTGCGATGGCAAGCCAGCCAGACTTTTTCATGACATTGCCAAGAGTTGCTGTGACTCCAGTTGCGATGCCTGTGCTGGCTGTGTAAATCACCATCGCTGCTTGTGCTGCTTTGATTCCGACAGTGACAGCTGCCCACAGTAGAGCAATGTTTTTGATAAGTTCAAAGTTTTTTGACAGCCATGAAACGCTGTTAGATAGGCCGAGAACAAACTTGCCAATGTTCTCGACAAGGTTTTCCATGTAAATTGCGCCCTCTTCGCTGGCCAAGTATTCGGAGAACGCTTTGAGGTATGGCAAGAGGTATGTGCCGAGTTGTTCTTGTAGTTCGCCAAAGATGATGCTAATGCGAGTAAACGGGTCATTGTCTGCTGCTGTTTGTGCAGCTCCAGCAAATCGTTTTTGAAGTTGCCCAAGCAAGTCACCTGACTTGTCTAGACCCGGCACAAGTCTACTGAGAGCGGTGGTGTTTCCAGCGAATGCTTTAGAGAGAGCAGCTGAGACAGTTTGCAAATCTTTTCCAGTGCCTGCCGAAATGTCTGCTGCTAAACCTAGAGCAGAATAAGCTGCGTCAGTGTCTCCAAGGACTCCCACAAGTTTCGCATACGCTGGGCGCAGTTCATCGTCAGCGATAGCCAACTCCATTTGCATTGTCTTGATGCGTGCCTCGATGCTGGCAATTTGTTCATCACTTGCATTGGTGACATTGCGAAGAGTGTTGGCTAGAAGAGCGGAACTTTTTTGGTCTTCGACTGCTGCTTTAGCTGCATCCTTTAGGCCAGAAACCACAGATGCTAAACCGACTCCAAGACCGACAGCACCAAGTGCGCTCTTCATGGAGTTAGAAATCTTTTTAGTGGCTTTGTCTAGCCCAGACAGTTGCTTCTTGGAATCCTTGATGCCCTTTTTGAGGCCAGCGTCATTCGCTAAAAATCTGAATGTTAGATTGGCCATTGTTTAGCACCTAAGCCCTTGGAATGTGCCGACATAAACTCTGCCAACTCATCCAGAGTGAGGAGCCTGTATTCGCTAGGACTGATGCCAGTCGCTAAACAGAACTCCGCCATTCTTCGGGCTTGTTCCTTTCTGATTAGTCTTTTGGGTCTTGAGGGTCTCCAGTAAACACAGCCGAGGCCTCAGCAAGTGAAAGCGAGCCAGCCTGTTCAAAGGTAAAGTTAGGGTCTTCTCGGCGTTTCATCACCCAGATGATGGCTTTGAGGGCTCGGCCTCGAGGGGCTCCATCCTCCATCAAAGCCTCAATGCTCCGACCTGCAAGCATTTCAATTTCTTCGACCTCGTTTAGGGTCATGCTGTTGAAATCTATAGTTGCCATTTATTTGTTGTCCAATCCGTATTTTGCAATGAGTTGTTGCATGTCTCTATCGTACTCCTCAATGATTTGAAACTTGACAACACTCATGGCACGATACAAGAACAAGTTTGGTTTGATGTTCTTCTCGATGAAATTGTTTTTGTCCTCGAACCAACCAAAGTGAATCGGGTTGGCATAAAGCACCCGGCTGTTGCCAGCAATCACAGCTGCATAACCTTTAGCCCTTGATGACCTCAGCGAGGACTTGAGGGCACCGCCTGATTTGTAGCGGTAAGTTTTGCCAGACTCTTTGTTGGTGGTTCCGTCATAAACAGGCACGAGAGGCAAGGCTTGTTTGCGGAGCGTCTCGGCTGCTTTGAAGTTAGCTGCAACAATTTCAGTTTTATCCGCACCAAGAGCCTCGAGAGATTTGATGGTCTCTCGAAGCCCTTGGACACGAATTGCTCCGCTGTCTCCAGCGGTTCCCATGTTTAGGAGGTCTTCTTCTTGAGGCCGAAGTAAACAGGTGGGGTTGCGTCTGGAGTGTGAACAGCGTTCTTCACAGTCAGTTCGACCGAGAACGACATGATTTCGCCAGCAGTCATCGAAAGAGGAGGCAACTGGTCAAAGATGACTGTGCCCTCGTAGATTGGTGCTGAAGTGGTTGCGGTGGTGTTGCCCTGTGGAGCAACTGAGAACACAACCTCAGTTCCATAGTTTGCAAAGAGCGTCTGATACAGCGAGGTGCTGTCACCCGATGCGATTCCGTTGAGGCTTAGTTTCCACTCTTGCAGGGCCTGCACTTCGCAGAAAGTCCTCGTGCCACCGGGGGCATCGGTAAGAGTCAGTTCGATGCTGTCTGCATCACATGACAATTCGTCACCATCCACGATGAACTTGATGTTACTTGCTTTGATTCTGGTTGATGCTGGCATCGGTTCGAACCTTTCTTAGATTGAGATTTGTAGGTCAATGCCGATGGTGCTGGCCAAGAACTCGTTGCCATTCACAATGAGTGTGTATGGTTGCGAAACATCTTTGAATCCTGCATCGGCTGGTAATGCTTTGATGGTGTTCTCGATTAGGTCATCGAGGTCATCGGTGCTGGTCTCGTTTGTGGCGAAGCCTGCAATGACTTGGAGTTCTAGATTGACCAAGAACTCTTGACCAACACTAGAGGGGCTCATGTATGGGCTACCTGAACGAATAACAACCACAGGCGGAGTCACTCGCTCTGGAATGTAGTCATACACATCCAAGCCCTCGGCCTGCAGAGTCAGAGCCAACTCAGCCTTAGCTGCGCCGACCTCACTCATACAGACCACCCGAGATAGGGCAAGAGCTGCATGTACACAGACCTTTTGGTGTCTAGTGATACACGCATGCCCTGCCCAGTCCCATCGGCGAATTGTGCGATTCCGCTAGGGGCATTTCGGCGGTTCCAATGCTCAGAGGCTACTTGGAGCACGCAAAGGTCTTTCACAGTCGCTGGCACAGTCGTGACTGCACCAATCATGTGATTGACTTCAGCGAGTCCAGCATCAAGGCACAACTGAGGGAAATCAGAGGTGTCCTTGGTGCCGACATAATCTTTGAACTCTTGGAGGGTTACCGACATTTTTTAGCCTTAAGCGGTCACATCTAGTTTGACGATTGCTCCAAAGCGTGGAACAGCAACAGCCATGTAACCATATAGGCTCACGCTGTCAGTCAGGGTGGTGATGTCACCATCGGTCAACTGGGTGCTGCCAGACTCCATCGAGATTAGAGCAGCTGAGTTAGCCATGTAGACAACGCCTGAAGCCAACTGTGGGTCAACAATCACAGGCAGACCAAAGACCGAGCCCGATAGACCCGGAATGTTGGCCGAGCCAATGGTGTTCGAGCCATCGTTGTTGAGGGCTAGTACAGGACGGCCATCTCCAGCTGCAACCTTGACAATGTTCACATAAGCGTCTGGTGCTGCGAGGATGAACTCTGGGCGTAGACCGCTGTTTGCGTAGATGTAGGCTGCTCCGTTGGCGATACCCTCAGCAAGCGATGAAGCGGTGCCACCATCTGCATCGAAGACTTTACCAGTCCAAGTCAGACCATTTAGGACTGAAACCATGCGTGCGTTGGTTGCAGCTGCATACTGAATTGCTAGACCCTCGAAGATTGCGTCAAGCGTGTTGACCTGAGACCTAGAAATGTATTGCTTGCTGAATGAAGTGTAACCGCCATAGGTCTTGACATCAGCCGAGACAACTTCAAAGGTTAGGTTACCGAACGAAAGAGCCTCGTTCTCTGGGCTCTGCTCACCGACAGCAAGAGTGTTGGTGTCGATGGTTGCGTACTCAACAGTCACGCCAGTTGCTGGCAACGCTGCACGCTGGAAAGCGTTTAGAGTTGGGCGGTTGTTGGCAATGAGGGTGTTGATGTAACCGAAATAAGGTGGAACGATACCAGCGTCAGCAGAGGTCGAAGCGGTGCGAGCAGCTTCGATTGCGTCTTGGTCACCAGTTGACATTGCCTTGGCGAACTCGCCAATGCTACGGAACTTAGCGTGTGCTGGTGCCACAGGAGCCTGTGGGGTGATGCCTGATTCGACTAGTCGGCGAACTTCTACAAGTTCGTCCTGAATCGCTCGGACATCGAGTTCAATGTTTTCAGACAATGGACTCTCACTTTCTTGGATGATGTCGGTTGGTTCAGATTCAGCCTCAGCTGCATCCTGCTCCTCACGAACTTGAGTAATTTCCGCACCCGAATAGGCTGGGAATGCGACCAAGGAGACCTCCTTGAGGTCAACCAAAGTCCTCGTGATGACATTTCCGTCACGAGTTTGCTCGATAGGCATGAAGCCGACCGAGAATCTATTGAGCACGCCATCACGCATGAGAGCCAAAGCCTCATCGGCACGCTGAACACCCTTGGTGAGTTTGGCTACAATCTCGAAGCCAGCCTCGGTGTCTCGTCCCTCGACAACTTTGCCGATAGGCAAATCATCGTGCTGGTGGCCATAAAAAATCTTTACACCCTCAACTGAGCGAATGGCACCCGGTGCAAATCGCTCCTCGTATGCTCCGCCGATGTTGGCTGGCTGGTTGTATGGGACAGCGATGCCACGAATGGTGCCATCCTCGTCATCGAGACGCATCTCGATTTCTCTTGTTTCAATCTCCATTTAGAGACCCTCCTTTGCTCTGACCTCATCAGGGGTCATCCATGCGACTCCACCAGTAGCGATGTCGTACATCTCGTAACGAGTTTTTTGGTCTGCCTTGTAGAGACCCTCATAGTTGAAGCGCACCGAAGTGCCACGAGGTAGGCAGTTGGATAAAGCGTCCTCAATGGCGTTTGTGTACGACATGAGGGTGTGACGATAGAAAGTCTGTTGCTCATCGCTCAGGTTGGCGTATGTGTCGCTTGACCCATCTACTCCTGTGAGCAAGAGTCTGGCTGGCACACCAAACAGGCGAGCGATTGTCTGAGTTGACTGAGCTGCAACAGTAGTGAACATTAAGTCCTGCGGAGTGGCTGAAATGGCTTCATAATCGAAACCCTCGCTCAACACCGCAATTTGTCTAGTCGCTTGCTTGGTGTGCCAGTTCGTTGTGATTGCCTCTGCCTGTTCTTTATCCAAGAACTTGCCAGTTTTGAGCACGCCTGTCGGCACGCCTGCAGAGGTGAACCAAGTCGATGCAAAGTTGCGGAGGTCAATAGCAGTCCCTAGGTCATTTGCAGCTGCCTGAATTGGGCCGAGTCCTCGGAGGTTGCCAACTGTGCTGAAAAGTCGCATGTGTTCGATGTCTCGCATCGTGTAGGTCTTGCCCATGTAGTCAAAGACCTTGGCACCTGACATGCCACCATTGCCATCGAGACGAGGAGTGATTGCGGTTGGGTTCAGTTGAGTCAAGTCGATGACTTGGCCTCGTGAATCGTATGACTTGAACCAGTACGCTTCGCCATACATTGCGAGGCTGGTCACAGTTGAGTAGATGAAATCTTTGCGTGACTCGGACAGACTTGGATTGTTGACCAAGACCGGGTTGTCGATTTTGATTTCAAGACCGCCACCGAATCGGAAAGTCTCAAGAGGCAAAGCCTTAGAGATAGGCGTTGCGATGATTTGAATTGAGCGATACACCGATGCCAGCGACAAAGCGGTGTTGGTGTCGACATAAGTGTCCGAACGCATCGGAATGTTCGGAGTCGCTGCACGCTTTTCAATAGTCGGTGCAGTTCGAGTGAGTCTCTGCCAGAGTGAGGCCATACAACAACCTTATTGGTTTAGCCCGATTCTTGCTGGTGTGTCGCTTTTGGGTGTGTCGCTTTCTAGTATACTCCCACGCCAGACATGGATTGTGCCGAAGCGACATGGAGTGCCCAAATGGTGGCGAGCAACGCATCGACATCGCCGACAGATTCTTTGCGACTTACCTGCCAGTATTCGCCAGCGTAGCGTGAAACAGCACGAGAGTTTTGCAACACCAAGAGAGGGTCATTGTTGTGAGTAATTCGGCCAGTCGCAAACATAGAGTAAACATTCATGCACGCTGTGTTGATTTCTTTATTCCACAGATTCCAAACAGGCAAGCCACGCTCTTTGAGTTTGCGGTGCAAACCATGCATGCCTCGGTCATCCAGAGCGATTGCACTAATGCGATGTTTAGACACGATAGCCATGACCATCTCAACGAGACGCTCTTCAGTCGGATTGACTAGCGATGCAACTAACTCAGTTTCGTAATCATCACCGACACGCTTTGCAGCTGCAATCGTGGCATGCTCAAAGTTCTTTGTGACATCTATGCCAAGCACAGCACCCTCGAGGTCTGAAATGCCTGAGCCTGCAGCTTGCACAAACAGTTCACCCGGCAACCAAGTTTCTCGAGCACCTGAAATGAATTGGTTGAGAGTGTAGCGTCTAACCTCATGCTCGGGCTGGGTAGCGATGTCACCCATGACTCGCTCAAGTGGAATGCGACCACATTCAACCGCTGGATTAGCAGCTTTGATTGCTTCAGGGTCTGTGATGCTGGAGCCTTGAGGAGCCTCCCAAATGAAAGCACCGAAACGCTCGAGCGACTTATCCCCTGCGATGGCACGCTCTGCCGATTTGTAAAGGTCAATGAGTGTTTGTGATTCTTGGTCACCAGCAGTTGTCACCATCACGACCATTGCTTCGTCAATGGCGTTAGTGCCTTTTACAGCTGCAGTCCAGATGCCGGGCTTCGCCAAGTGACCCTCATCGAGGATGCATCGCACCATCGTGATTCCCTGCATGGCCGACTCTCGGGCTGGGCTCACCTTGTATTTGCCAGACCCGTCAATCTTTGCAATGCCTCGAGTCTCGGTTGTCTTCTTGAAGCGTTTACCAAGCCAAGCCACCTTGTCGATGACATGTTTCACTCGAGTGTAGATAATCGTTGCCTGCTCCCTCGAGGAGGCCAACGAGATGACATCTCCTCGATGGAATGCCAAAGCGTCCAAAGCCAGCCCACCTGCAAGCACCGACTTGCCCTGCTGTCTCGCCATGCTAATCAGCACCTGCCTCCAGCGAAGTTCGCCCGGATGCTCTGGGTGGTCATCAGGGTAACGCTCGAGCACATGCCTGAGCAACCATTTCTGCCACTCGTCTAGAGGGATAGGGGTTTCCGATTCTGGAGTGACCCAAGCCAACTCGAGCAATTTGATGAGTCGGTCACCATCGGTTGGAAAGTCCTCCGACAGCGGAGGCGTGAACCTCGCTGGAAATTGCATCAGCGTTTGAGCAAGTCAGCAAGAGGGTCAAACTCTTGGACATTGCCACTCAGGTGACGAGACAACTCGAGGATGGTTTTGCGAAGTTCGGCAGCTGTCGAGGTGTGAGGCTTGTCATCAAACTCGTGAGCCAACTTCAAGGCGATAAGTGCCAAGACCGAGGACTCTGCATCCAAATCGGCCTCATTCAGCCATTCACGCAATGCTTGTTCAATCATTCTCTGCTCCGTTCTAGGGGTTCCCAAATAATCTACCCCATTTTTGCACATCGGCGA